CTCAATATTAATATAAGGGATGATTAAGCCCCGCACCTCCTAAGAGGGTTCTCAGCAAGTTTAACGTCCTTGCAGACGAGAATTACCGTGTTAACGCGAGCATGTCGATGACTTCTGTCATCTGCCCACTTCAATATAAACAGTGGTAAGATTTACGGCATGCCGCTTAGCATACCAACCGGATGCGAACTCAGGGGACCACCCTTGGGTCATCTTCCTGAAATACTCGGCGTACTCATTGGAGACGTCATCAGCAGAAATTTGATAACGTGAACCGCGAATTGCAGTTCTCCGGACCATATCATATTGCATACGTTTATTACGACGAATGCTCTCGGTTGTAGATTTCTCTCCAACCAAGTGATCGGTACGAACACTACTGTAACACAAGTAGCTTGCGTTACTAGGACCAATAGGCAGCTGTCGAAAAATACTAGTTATGTACTTCTCGACGTATTCCGCTGTTCTATAATAACCTCTCTCAAACATAGAGTTTGCGAGTGCGACCATAGAGGCGAGTCCATCCGGACTTGAAGCATCATCCGAACGTACCTTTATATAGGTTACTTCATTACCAAGATAATAGTCTTTACCACAGGATTCTCTGAAGAACCCTCTAGTACAACTCTTATTTTCGTTAATGATTAATCCTAGATCAAGGAAAATGGCTTTGATATCTTCATAGTAATTAAGGTCTACTATGAGATCATCACCATATACGTACCTTGCGGACTTATGTTCTCCTCTCAACGCATGTATACCGTATATAAGGGAATAAAAAACAAGAGCTTCGATGGGAAAGCATAACGCTGATCCCATCGCAGCATACTTGTTTAATATAATTTCCTTACCAGACGGTAAACGGGAAATCGGCGTGCGAAGCGCTTGTAATGGCTTGTCTAAACTAGTGCCTGAGAACAGGTACTTGACAAGCTCATTAGAAACGGAATCACTCGCGTCTTTAAGATCCAGAGTAACCAAACTGCTTCCTGGCAATGATGCACGGTGTGCAAGTTGCTGGTTAATAGTTTGGTCCGAGAAGTTAATTCGGCCTCTGGTGGCGGCATGTCTTTCGACATAGTCATAAAGACTTTTTCGTAGTCCTTGTTGTATGAACATGTATTCCAAGGGTTCGCAAGCAATTGTTCGCGGACCTCTTGAATCCTTTGGTACGAAGAGGACTGAATTAATTCCATGTTCCAGTTGGATTCGGTTACGATAATCAGTAACAGTATGCAACAGATGTGTAGAATTAACGACGAAATATCGATAATACGGATATTCTTCATGAATACTCCTATATTTTGTCCCAAATATGCGTTTCTCATGTGGTTTCTCGCCTGAGGAGACAATCCCAGGACCATGAGAAGGGGTTATGTCATACGGATCAAATCCATCGAATAAATCCGATAGAAAATCCTTAGCGTAATCGAGAACCCAGAGAGTACGGACTGGAAGTTGAGCATTTTTAATGCGAGAGGCAACAATGCCTAACTCAGCGTCTAACTGTTCAAATTTCAGTTCAGCAACTATCTGCTGAGTATTTGTGAAAGATCGTTCTAGCTTATAAAAAGCATAACATATCTGACGCAATTCAGCAATAGCTGCAAGATCAATATCCGTGAGGATATTGCCACAAGTATCAAACAATCTACTAATCAAACCTCTGAGAAAACAGGGGAGAGAGGAATTTTTATACCGCCTAAAATTAGAAGGAAGTATAAACTTTCCAGTTTGTAGTCCAAGATCAATAGCAGCACCTAAAGTCGGAAGGGTTTTTGTAAAAAACGAAATTCCTTCATTCTTTAGACGAGACGAGATTTTAATCTTGTCACGCTTAAATCCTGGGTTTGATAAGGAAGTGTCATCAAGGAGTCTGTGCAGGAATGTTAAGTCAAACTTAACATTCGGGCTTTTCAAGGGTACCATAATGGAGTTCCTTCCAAGGAACTTTATAAATGCCTTTTCTACTCAGCTCACTCGACTAAACAATTTAGCCGAGACCTTCACCAATTATATCTTTTAATACAGTCGACGGAATAATATCCGCAGTACTGATTAAACCGATATACTCAAGAAAATCACTAATCATTCCGGTATTAACAGTAATATCCGAAGCTGTCCGCGCAGCGGAAAGCTTTGGAGCTGTAATAACGGCATGAATAGACCAAGTAATAGGATTGAGGGCAGAGCCATCAACCTTATTAACGGTAGTGAACTTGATTAGGTGACGGTCAGGTTTTGTCCCACCCCCGATGATGTGCGAAACTTCCAGAGTCCGAGCTTGCTCGGTAGCTGGAGTAGTCGCCACAGTACTTTTGCGCACAATGCGCTTAGCACCAACATCAATAGGGGCGTAGACGATCGAATTGAGAGTGACGTCAGTAGTAGACATGGAAAAGCTCCTTTGCACTATAATAATAAATAATCGGCGGAAACAACGTTTATCTTCTTCCTTTCGAAAGAGATTTACCTAACGCTGCTCCCAATAAGACTTCGCCTACACTCAGTTTATCGAATGTAGGCATCGGGGGTAAACCCGATAGAAGGACAGAGCCTAGCTCCATCCTCCACCTCTGGAATACTTCAAAACCCTGTTGGGCCATCGTAGTTCCACTAGCTATACTATAAACTCCACTCGCTGTCGAAGATGCGATGTACTTATGCTTTGTAACGCCACTGTATTTCACAGTGACGCATGCATCGATAATGGTCATCGACACCGGTATTGCGCCATCGTCAAAAGTTTCTAACATTTTGCCGAAACGAAATACCCAATCGACAAGAAAGGAGAAAGGTATAGCATCCCAGAGAATTCTGGGATTGTTCCTGAAGCCAATATACTTCAAAAATGTAGTGGGCATGTAAAGATTAGGCATGTTAATAACATAACTATACTTCACAGTGAGCCCAAGACGAATTCTAGAAAATTGGTCTTCGGAACGGTGAGAACCGTAGGATCCTACCCATGGAAAATCCCGGGTACCTCCTATAGCGTCTATCATTTCCTGATAGTGACCAGTTTGAGTCGTACCTGCGTCGCGTTGAAACTTCTCTAGTTGCTTGTTAAAATCTGACAAGACTGACATAAGAGTGAAGATATCACGCATCATAGGCATATACCCGAACTGGGCCGCCAAGTAATTGT